ATTTGCCAAAGGAAGTATGCGTCGAAGTTTTCTTCGTTCTTATTGGTTAGCCATTCCTCATAAAGCGGGTCGGTTAAATCCGATATTCGTTTCTTCATAATGTGAAATTCATTATGGCATGGTTCGCAAAGCGTCACCAAGTTCGAATCAGGATACTCCCACGGCTTTGCATCTCGCTTATATTTCAGGTGGTGTACGTTGAGTTCTGTTGTTTTGTCACCGCAACGCCTGCACCGGAACATATCTAGTTCCATTATGCGTAGTCTTGTTTTCTGCCAGCGCGGGTCTTTGTACTGTGCTGAAAACTCAGCGGTTGCCGATTGCGTCTTGTGCTTCGTTTGTGTCATGTGTATCTCCTTGTGTTACCAGTGTTGTGATGTCGTTCTCAAGGTATCTGAAAGACCGCTTGATAGACGCTATTTGAACGGGTGCAACCGTGTCGCCAAGATAGTCAAGACACTTTGCAATATGCCGATTAAATATGCGTTTCAGCTCGTTTTCCATACATTCCCTGTGATTAGTTTCGTCAAAGCTATTCGTTATTTTTTCCATTGTCAACCCTGTTTCCTTGTTTTTTTGCATCTTAGTCCTTTTCTTCTGATTCTTTAACATCGCAAGGCATCTCGCAAGCCTCGCAAACGTAGTAATGCGTTACCGTTCCTGCAACGTAAACAGACGCGCCGCAACAGGCAGATACTTTGTCTATGCTCATTCGTAACCCTCATCAAATAGATAGTCCTCGGTGTCGCAGACATAATCTCGCCTAACCAAAACTTCTCCAGTCACACGGCTGAACTCTGACATACACCTGCCGCACGTTTTTACATCCGACCGTCTCTTGTTGTTTGTACGCCCCTTATGACCGCACACAGGGCATCTGTATCGGCGGGATGGTAGGTTGTCGGTCATTATATAACCTCTCTATTGCGCATCGCCTTGTACACGTACATGACGGCCTCTTTGCCGTGTAGCATTTCTGCGCTTTGCCCGGTTTTTACACCGCGCTTTCTATAATATCCTCCTCCGACATATTCAAACGGAAACAGTACGTCTAAATCTTTTTCATCTACTTCTGATTTCACGGCCTAACTCCTTTTGTTTTGTATGTATAGGTGAAACGTATTCCACAAAATGGGCAAAACTTTGGCTGTGTTATTTCTTTTGCAACGGAATCAAAACACGGGGTATAAAACACATTCTTACAGCTATCACAGGTGTTCTCATCGCAGTATGGAACTTTGTCTGTCATCACGCCACCTCCACAAACCTATCGCCAAAACCCGCCTTGTCGAACGTCTCAACCAGCTTTCCGCGCCGGATGATGATATGCTCTTCCGTTTCGCCGGTCTTAATCCAGCACTTGCCGGACGTAGTATCTAGGTAGATGTGGTCTTCGTAGATGTCTTTCATACGTCCGCTCCATCATAGTCAGGGTTCATCATTCTAAAGCCAGCCGTCAATCCGCGCCCAACAGGAAGGTGTGAACATTCATCAAGCTCGTCGCGCTCGTTCATGCCGTCCCAAAATTGTTGTTTAATAATGTCTTTGGCTTGGTTCCTTGTAAACGCTAGCTTCGTACATTTAGACGCTTCAAGCTCTGCCGCCGTGTGCTGTGTTCCTGTTTTATGTTTCATGATACGCTCACTATCGAATATTTGTGGATTGTGGCGGGTCTGCAAACGTAAATAGAAAACTCCATTTCTTTATTTCCGTTTATAATGGCATCAATGTCTTTTTTCGCGGTTTCGTGCTTGTGGTAGATGCTTTGAAAACACGCCCTGGTGCTTCTCGTAAAAACTTCACTACCAATCGGACGCTCAAAAATAATGTAGTGCTTGTTTGTTTCTGGTATCATAGCCCAATCATCCACATTCTGCGACCAGCAATCTGGACAACAAAGGTATTCACCTTTTTCAAAATTACCTTCGCACACCATATTGTGCGCCCCGTTCACTTGTCCACAGTCAAGACACTTATATTCTTTTATCGGCATTACATCCCAAGGCTCGCTAGGTATCGGCAACCCGCAGTCATTACAACACCGTATCGTTGTCCATCCTCTGCTATTTTTAAATTTGCATTTCATATTCATCCTTTCAAAAAGAGCGGAGTCGGCCTCGTTGAGAACCGAGAGTTAGTGAGTCCCTAATTCCAGTAAAGTCCCGTTAACCCTGATATTCTCCGCTTAAATTCATTTTGTTATAAGCCAGCCACCATTTTTTCAATTACCGCGCCTTCAATCCTTGCCGCGCCCTGCCGTGCAAACGCAATCGACGAGTAAACCTTTGCCGTGCTTCTAGCACCGAACTTGTTGCGATTACTGCGCTGAACGTACTGGAAGCCGCTTCGAATTATGAACTGGCCGCGCTCTGAATCTCGGTGAGTAATTTTATAAACTCGGTTGTACTCCCTGATCTTGTCTTTGTTCTTTGCGTAGTATGCCGAGTTGTAGGTTTTCTTGTCATACGTTGCGTCACCAACAGGCAGACCAATCTTTTTTTTATCTCGTGGTGCTTTTGTTTGCGGCTTCGGATTCGCGTCATTGCACTCCGTACACTGGCCGGCAATCAGGTATAGGACGTTTTTTCCGCATGGGCAGATCATTATTCAAATCCAATCTTGGTAAAATCACGAGCCTCAAAGATAGCCTGTTCTTCGCGTCCGATAATCTGCTCCGGGATCCCCGTCACGATCACGCCTTTGTCTTTGTATCCTTCCCACTTGCCTGAAGCGTAGCACTTTCCAAGCTCTGCAAGGTGATATTTAAGTTGCGTCTGCGCCATTCCGAACGTAGCTTCATCCAGCGCAATCACCGCGCAATCATTCGGTGCTTGCTTTTCAACCACGACAAACAGGAAGTGCCGTACTGGTTCTTTGCCTTGCTCAATGCGTATCTTGTTAATCACGGCAAGGTAAAACGCCAGTTGAAGCTGATAGCCGTACTGGTAAATCGCGTTGCTATAGTTGCCGCGTGTCCATGCTTCGATTTCCTGCGTAGTTTTCAGGTCAACCACTATCGGCTGTCCGACCTTAATCCTGATGCCGCAACGGTTCAACTCTTCTGCCTGTGCGATACTGCAAGCCTCAATAAACCAGTCCGTCCGGCTCTGCATTGCAAACGCTCCAGCCTGAATACGCCAGCTTACTTCCGCAACCCCATTAGTCAGCAGGATTGCCGCCGTAGGGTTTGCTTTGATTGAATCTGCTAGTTCTTCCATAGCCAAGAAGTCAGCGTGCTTTATAAGCCGTTTACCGCTTGCTTCGAGTTCTGCATACGCCGCCTTGCCTTCTTTCGTTCTGCGGTCTATGTCCTCTGGAATTATGTCATGGTCTGCGTGGAACTTTTCCGGCTCTAAAATCAGTTCGTGAAATGCCGAACCGAACCGCATAGCGTCAGATTCTTCTCTGACTACATCCTTTGCAATGTACTTGCGGTAAAACAGGTACTTCGATTTGATGAAGTCCTTGATGGTGCTTGTGCTAACAACGGCGTTGCCGTGATAAGCGTTGTTACTCTCTCCGATGACCATTCCGTATTGCATTTGATACTCCTTGTTTAATTTTAGGCGGTGGTCGTCCCGCCTTTCTTTTTTAACTATTTTATAAAAGCTGTCCGTTGTCAACTTTTTCGGCAGGCTTTTCTGCTTTCACTTCCTGAGGCTTTGCTACTGGGATAATGTCAGTACCATCCTCCGACATGATAACAGGGAAAGCCTCGTCAATAGTTGTATCCCCGTCTTTGATTGCATTTTTCAGTCCAGACAGAATCTCAAGATGCTTCCCGCAGATTTCTTTGAACTCTGTCACGCCGATTGCAACGAGTACACGTTGAGGGTCAATGCCAAGTTTTTTAATCCATCCTGTTGCAAGTTCGCGCCGCTTCTCCAGCGACTTCCCATCACCGAACAGCATATCACGGACAGCCTTCTCAACTGGCTTGCAAAGGGCGCGTGGCACGACTTTGAATATCGCGTTACGTTCTGCCTTCGCACAAGCTACAGAGGCCATTAATGCACGTTGCCGCTCGCTGTATGGCTTGCCGTTCTTATCAACGGTTGATTCTTTATGTTCTGCCGACTTGCGAACGTTCTTTTGCAGGTCGTGGCAAACTCCCTGCGCGATAACGTATCTGTCTGTCTGCTCGATAATACGCGCACCGGAAATGAGATTTCCATAACAGGCCGAAACGATTTCAGCCATACGAATACTCATGCCCTCTGCGTTTTTACCGCCGCCGACTGGACGAGAATATAGGCATGATTCTGCCACTTCCTCATCCTGCGTTGCCAAGTCCGTCGAATCGCGCTGGAACTCAACAATGCTCCTTGGATACGTTTTTGCAGTTACGATCTGCATATCAATGGCGGCTTTTTCAAGTACCATCAATGCGCTTCCAGTGATAACTTCCGGTTCATATACTTCTACTTCATTCTCACTCATTCTTCATTCTCCTTTTTCTGTTTCCGTTTATGCTTCCGACCCAACGCCAGCCTGCCACCTTTGACAAGCTCGCGCATCTCTACTACATTTAACAGCTTTGCCTGCCAGTTCTTTATCTCGCAGATTCTGCGCCGTCCTTCGACTTCATAAAAATCGCAACCGCTCATAAGTGCCGAGTAAAAAACCGTGACTGACTTTACCTTCTTCATCCTGTCACCGTGGTTGACATTACTACATTACGCCGCGCTTCTACGTGGTCTTTAAGAATCGCCTCGCAATATGGTGAGAGCTTCATTCCGGCCTTCTTACTTGCCGCCGTTAGCCGCTGTTTCATATCTTGCGAAACGACAACGCCGATCATCTCGCGCTTGTCTGTGATTTTTACTGCCATAAATAAAACCCTTTCGTTAGTTCGGGATAAAGCGTAAACGAGTACGCGGATTATGGCAAGCGATTTTGTTTAAAAATAATTTAATAAATTATGTTGCAATCGGTTTAGCACAAGTTTATCTTATCCACATAAATCAACGCGGGAAGCCGCAGAAGGAGCGAATGAAAGACACAAGAATAAACAGAATCAAAATGCAAATCAGGATATGGCTTGCGGTAATGGATTTCCGTCGTGCAATCCGTGACGCTGAAAAACGCAAGCTCAAAAAAGAGGCTGGAATCTTTGACCTTGACGCTTATAGAATGGGAGATGGTAAGCAATGAAGCACATCATTATATCACTAGCAATGACCGTTCTCGTTCCGTCCTGTGCGCCTGCGATTACTAACGCCGAATTGGATAGACTGATTCCGGCTTTGATTCAGGTTGAGTCTGGTGGAAACGATAGCGCGGTTGGGGACTTTGAAGAAATCCTTTTGCTTGACAATAGCGTAATGCCGTTGGTATGCTACGAAGAACAATTGGAGGATATATGCAATGTAAAATATGCACAGCAAACAAACCCGAATCATCTTTCCATAGTCATTATGATAAAAAACGGGGGAAGCGATACTACAAAAAAACCTGTTCCGAATGTGTTGAGTCCGAAAGAAAAAGAAAAATGCTCGCAAACCCAAAACTTGCAGAACGTAAAAGGCAATCTACAAAGAAAAGACGCGATAAATACCCAGAAAAAGTTAGATCAGAAAAACGAGCCTCTTACTACAGAAACAGGAAAAAAATCAACGAGATGGCAAGGGAAAAACTTAGACAAAAAAGGATTTCAAACCCAGAATGGTGGGAGTCAGAAAAAACTAGACTCAGATCATACGGTACAAAGAACCAATCTAAACGATCAAAAGAACAATATCTCATATCCCTATGGCTTAAACAAACAGCCGGAGGATGCTGCTCTATCTGCGGGAATGACTCGGATTTGCGGATATTACAATGGCACCACACAGATCCTTTATCTAAAAATAAACAATTCAATACAGGTGAGCTTAGATTTAACAGAGCTTCTTTCCGAACAATCAATAAAATTATCGAAGAGCGAAACAAATGTATCCTGCTGTGTCCTAATTGCCACTCAACTATACACGCTGATTCAAGAGATAGGTTTGAAAAATGGCCAAACTCAATTCCCGTTGATCTTCCAGAAAGAATTAAAAGCGGGCTTTTTCTATATGCCGGAATCAACATACAAGATAAAAACAAAGTATGCTAGAGCGGTAGGTTGCCTCCAGATTTGGCCTGTAATGGTCAAGGACGTTAACCGTATCACGGCATCAAAGTACACGCTTGCTGACCGCTACAACCGGCAGAAAAGCATTGCGATATGCCGCGCCTATATGAGTCACTACGGCAAGCGATGGACGATTGAACAGGCGGCTAGACACTGGAACTCTGGCCCATCTACAACAAAGGTAACGGATAAGTATTGGAACAAGGTAAGAAAGGAACTGAAATGAGCAACTACAACGACACATCAAAACTGCCAGTATGCGACAAGCATCGGCACGAGATAATCAACCATGCGTTGCGCGAAGAGGTTATCCCTCTTACCGTTGGCATGAAGCTGGAGCAGACCGTGGAGGAGTTGCGGGAGGCGTTGAGAAAAATAGCAGACTGCTATTACGACGACGTATTGACAGAAACAGTAAAACAAAGAAGCATCGCGGTGAAAGCCATCGCCGAAACGGAGGCCAGCCATGAAATTTAGCGACTTAACACCGGAGCAGGTTCGGGAAATCTGCGGCAAAATGAGAGCCCTTGAAAAAATAGACGACGCAGGATACTGCCCAAACTACCCCTACAGCAAGGACGCAATGACCCCGATCATCGAGGGGATGACGTACAGCACAGAACTGTACCGCTATCATTCATATTTAACAGCTATGTTCGAAGCATCAGTCGGAGAGTACGCTTATGTTAAAATGCTCACAGCCACCGCTAACCAGCAGTTCGTCGCGGCGGCGTTGGCGTTAAACTTGGTGAAGGAGACAAAATGAACATAACAGAAGCATCTAAAATAATGAAGACTGTAGCACTCTCAAAATCAAAACTTGATAAAAAGAACGAGCGCATCAAACAACTCGAAGCCGAACTTGCCCAGTCTAACGATAAACTTCACCGCCAGAACAACGAGTACATCGAAGTATGTTTCAACATCTCGTCAGAGCGCGAGGTTCTGAAAACCGAACTGGCCGAGGCGGTCGGAAAGCAACGGCAGTCTGAAGAAAGCGCAGATCACTATAAAGCCAAGGCCGAAGAATTTGCGAAGGAACTGTCCGAGTTCAAACGCCAGGTCGCGGCGGGCGAACTGTTTACTCCGCAGACAATCCACAGCTTCCTTGAAACGAAGCGAGACAGATGGAACCCTCTTTACATGGCTGACTTGGTAAAGTTCGCCGCTGAACGACAAAGAAGAAACGGAGGCGGTTATGGTACACAGCGTTAGTCCAGACTATTCAATCACTGACGAGCTTAGAGACAGGGCGGTCGGTGCTGAATCCGAACTCGCCGAGTTCAAACGCCAGATCGCGGCGACTGAGTTGATACCGGTTGATGTAGTAACCAATTTTGTCGCAGAAGATGCGCTTTTGACTGACGACGAGGTCTGGAAAATACGAGAAGCCATTAAACAATTCGCCGCCGAGCAAGCAAAGGAGGGAGAGAAATGATCGAACGTAAAGGCGGATTGAAGGGGCTAACTGGTGATGGTGGCGAGGTGTGGAATACGGCCTATGCGCTTGAGCAGTATAAGCAGACTGTTGCTGACTTAGCAACCGAACTAAACAAAACAAAAAAAAAGATAGAAGTACTCCAACAGATACTTGTTGATGAAAGCCGCGAGAGAGCTAACTTTGAACGCCAGATCGAGGAGGGTGAATTGGTTAAGTTTAAAACTCTAATTGACTACGGGTTCTTTGACCACCACACGCCAGAAGGCCAAAATAGAATGGAAGAAGAGTTCCAACAGTTCGCCGCCGAACGAGCAAAGGAGTCCAAATGAGAACGATAGAAAAGCAACGCATCTTCAAGCGGTTTATGAAAGGGTGGTCTACCCATTGCATTGCATTGGACTTGTTGATTAAAGCAAAAAATAAAACCATATCAAACGATGACATTATATTGAAGCGCGGAGAAGTTGAGCAGGTAATCAGGGACGTTATCTTAACAAAGCTGGAGTTCTACGAAAGCTGGACGGGGGAAGCAAGCAGAAAGGACGGTGGGGAATGATGTGGCAAATTGAAGATTCGGACTATGCAGAAAACGAGTGCGCGGCATGGTGGTGCTGTTGCGGTTAAACTTTAACGCGGAGACTCGGAGTGCCGGTTTAAAAGCTGGGCAACCACTCCCCGCTTGCAGGTGCAGGCGGCTCCGCAACTAATTGGGAAGGGATAATATGAACATCAGTACACGCGATTACTTCGCGGCCAAAGCTATGGTTGAGCTGATGAGGACTAAAACAGCGAAAGAAAATCCAGCCGACACTATCGCAATCGGAGCGTACCTTATGGCTGACGCAATGGTTAGAGAGTCAAGGCGGTCACCTAGAGCGGAATGACACAAAGAAAGGAATAAATTATGAACGGAATGACTAAAAAGCAGGTTGCGGTAGAGATTGAGCGAATTGTTCAGGCGGCGAGAAAGCATCAGCGGATAAGTGAGTATTCGGCTCGGTGGCAGGTTGAACACGCGGCTATGGCAGGAGTTAGGAAATGCGCAAACGATATGATTTCTAACCCCGCCTAAATGACCTGCAATCCACGACCTGCACCGGAGCGCACGCAAGACGTTTCGGGCAGTGTTCGTGGAACCTGCAATCCTCACAGTTAATCGTCGTCAGATTTGTCATGTCGCACACTCATTATCTTTCGGACGTTGGTTAGTATTTTCTCTCTGAACATCTCACAGTCATTGCCGCAACGACGACACTCAAAGTTTTTGTCAAGCTGACCACCGCAGTTAGGGCATTTCATAGCCTACTTCTCCGGTGGCACGATTAACCAGCCTGCTGGGATTGTAGACGAGCCTTTGATGCGAGTCAGCGTCTTACCCTCCCCGTACAGCAAACCCCCGTCCTTGATGGCAATGCCTTCGGGCGGCGAGGTGTAGACGGCCTTGTCATTCAGCAGGTGTTGTTTTTCGTAGCTCACGCACCCGCTTGTGGATACGAGCAAGCCGCTTAGAATCATCAGGAGCAGTTTCGATTTTGCGTTCATCTTCTTTCCTTTGGTCAGAGCGTTTGCCAAGCCATGATAGCCAGACCCCGAAGGCTCCGACTAGCACAGCCGTGACAACGCTGACCCATGAGGGCATTACTTAGCTTTCGGGATGAGGTTTAGCCAGCTGAGGCACTTGGCGACAAATCCGTCGTCTTTTGGGCTTGGCGTGAGTTTTGCGATAGCGGCAACAACCGCCAGAGTGGAAGCAACGATTCCGAGAACCGCCTCATAATTTTCCATTAACCACTTCATAATTACTTCTCCTTACCCCGCTTAATTGCGGGAAATCTATTTAATGCACAGCATCGTTACCATGTGGTCTAGCTGAGGCATCAGCTTCAATAAAATAAACCCGCCAATAGCAACAGAAAGAGGAACCTTAAACGTAGTTCCAAACAGCGCAATCTTGCCCATCTTGCCTGAATGGTTCAGCGCACAATGCTCAGTCTTTTGAAACATAGAGAGGCTCAAAACTATGGTACGCAACAGCCGCCCCTGCTCAATCATTTCTTCCGTAAGCCAGAACAAAACGTCACCAGTAAGTTTCGGGTCTCCTGCGTGACCGTTAGTGAGGCTCTTGGCTTTTAACAAAATGGATGCTTCACTTTCCATGCGAACCCGCTCGTCGTGTTCTGCCATTTGTTCTGCGGCCTCTTTCTGCTTTTTCTCGGTCATTGCATCTCCCCTGCTATTTGGCCTTTCGGCTGGCTTTTAAGCCGTGGTTAATACCCTGTAAATAATAATCATCAAAACGATTGCGACAGTCGCCAGAACCGCTCGCGTCATTACGAAGCAGTTGTATTCGAAGGTGTCGGGGTCTTTCTGCTTGTGCATCCGTATCTCCTCAAATGTGCGGTCTAGGTTCACTGCACTTCTCCGGTAAATACGTTTCCATCTTTGTCACATCTGACCAATCCGAAAGTATCTAAAGCCGTTTGCATATCCGGCAATCCATGAATCACCAGAGCCTTTCCCGACGTAAGAATTTCAATCGCTTGCTCCTTAGTGAAAGTTCCGGCGGTTACGTTTTGAACGGTTTCGGAATCAGGCACTTTGGAAAGGTCTGGATTTGTCCACCAGCCAAAAACAAACACGCTCCCCAAACTATTTTTAATAAACTGCCCGCCAATAATTCCATCAAGAACGGGTTGCGTTTCACTACCAACTGGAGAAAGTATAAGAACACTTTTCATATTATGGCCTCGTGATTAATATGTCTCTGAAAGACATTTCAACTTTTGAACTTGCATCAGGTGAGTTAAAATAGACCGCATTTACCGTTCCTGATGATGTATCTAGAGTCTGTGAATTTGTCACCCCATTCACTACAGAATAGACAGTATTTGTGGTGCGTGTAACGAAGATGTTATTCCAAACTCCGGTTAAGCACAGTCCCAAATCTTTGGCCCCAATTCCAACATGAGTAAAGGCAATCTGCCTATTCGTTCTGACCTGAAATCCCCAATTTCCAGCAGCAGCACTACTAGAAAAAATATACGTTCTCAACCCCGCATTAGTATTCGCAAGTGCTGGAACGAAAAACTTACATGAGAATGTGAAGTTTGACTGAAACGGAAATGGCCCAACAGGCAAAACATCATCAGCATCAAAATACAGTTCGTTGGTTCCTGCTACAGAGCGAATGATTGGCTGTAAAGAAGCCGTTGCCTGCGTGATGTTCGTATTAAAACAGTTCTTGGCATAACAGGGATAAAGGACATTCGTCGCACCCGACCTTATGATTGGACTCTCTGCGGTTAACCACAGGACAGAGTTTGTCCACGTATCAAACGGCATCGTAGCGGCTTCGACCACGTAGGGCGATTTCGTAGCAAACACCCCGTTAGTAATCGCTCCGGCTTGCAGTGCCAGACCGCATAGAATGGCAAGTATCCACTTCATTTTATGGGTTCCTCGTAAAGCGTTTGACGTTGTTGGTTGCGTCGTAGAACTCGGTGTAAACGTAGTTGGTTCCGTTTGCTGTGGCAGTCCAATTCAGCACGGCGTTGGTCAATCCAGCCTTCAAAGCCAGCGCATCCTCAACCGCCTTATTGTTCGGAACCGTGTTCGTTTCAGAGTTGACGGTGGGGGTGATGTTGGAAATAGAGAGCTTGGTGGCGAGTTGCGCGGTGGTTACTCCACCGCCACCGCTATATTGGCCAAAGGCATAAGCCGCCGCTAAAAGTACCGCTGTTGCTATTTTTATCTTCATATCATTTTCTCCTATTTGATATATCTCTGTCTGCTACCACGGTCATTTGACGGAATGTGCAAAGCCGCCTTGATAAAAAGAGCATCAGCCTCATACGTATCCCCATCATCAGCCGGATTTCTATACAGCCTAAAGCGTATAATGTCTCCAACGTGCCAGCCGGCAGACGGTGCCGGTATATTCACCACATTTGAGCCGTTTTTAAAGGCATCAATGAAGTGCCAATACTGCTTGTTATCAACTTGTTTTGAGGCAGTTATTGTTGCTCCAGTTTCTGGTGCGCCTTGAGCTGGTAGATAACAATAATCGACATTCCATTTAACTATACCTGAGCCTGTCGTTGATGGCATCCAGTGAATATGCATTTCTAATTCTAGAGGATTTCCTTCGATGTCGTTTTCTCCATTAGATAGTTCATCAATAGCCAAGTCGTGCGGGATTTCAAAATGATTACAAAGTACTTCAGTCGTATTTGCACCATCAAATGAGTAAGTGGCACACGTAACACCTGCTATTGTAGGTGAAACTACATCAGGCGCAGATGCTCCAGTTGGTGTAACCCACGGCCCACCTACATATTCATCTCTGTACCGAATGGAGTGGAAACCATCGTCGGTGATTTTTTCAACCACCTTGTCGTTGGCTTCGTTGTAAACCTCAATCTGATTGGATATGATCTTTTTCATATTTACCACCCGAAGCTCTGGACGTTCACCCATGAATAGGAGTTTGTGCCGGTCTGCATGGACACGTCAATGAATGAATTTGATGATGTTTTATAGTAGCGCATCCGTCCTACGTTAGATGCCGATGCCGCAATATTGGTGTCTGAAATAGTTTTGTATTGCTCGTCAAGCTCAGCCCATGACTTAGCGCAAGTCGGCGTTTGCGCTAGGATAACGCCTTCGGTAGCGTGTACCTTGGCAACCCGCCCAACCTGAAAAGCGTCTGTAGGGTATGCCGGACTGTTAGTGATTGCTGGGCCATTGGTGCTGGCGTAGAGTTCGGCGTTCAACGAATAAGCAGACGTATTAACGTCTCTCACAAGCCCGCGCAGAGTGACATAGCCATTGTTATTTTTCGGTATATTTTCCGTTGCTATACCTAAAGGCGCATGACCACCATTATGAACGTCAATCAACGGTTTATTTCCGCTGAATCCCGTCTGGTAAACTACCCATCCGTTTGTTAAGGCGGCTCCTGATTCGTTCCTTGCTCGGATATAATCTTCCTGCCCGATTTGTAACGTAACATTCCCGCCAGCCATTCCGACATCGAGCGTACCGTCTTCTGAGTTCCATCCTAGTTGACCTTCTGACAAGGTGTTCGTGATGGTCGTATTGAAGGACACCGCATAAAGCGCGGCGGTGGTGTTGGGCTGGATTGCGGTTGATGCTTTTAATACCGTTTCCTGATAGGTCGAGTTTGAGAAATTAACATAACTCAAATCGGCAATTTCTTTTGATAATGGCGTGTAATTAACTGCCGATGCAATCGCACAAAATAACAACCATATCATTATCGTTTTCATTTTACACCCATTAGAACGCGGCGAAATCAACGGCACTTGTCGAGCTTGCTGTCCGATAACAGACGCACTTGATGTTGACGTATTGGTCGCCGTTAAAATTGAAGCTCATTCCGCTTGATACGCGAATTGCTTTTCCTGCCGCATACATTACGTCAAATTCTGCTATCGTGCAGTTTGACAGCACAAAGACAGGCTCAGAACCGACAACGTAGCACGAAAGGTTATTCGCCTTTGCTTCCGATGGTGTCCAGATTGCAGTGGTATCGCTTGCCGTAACTTGTTTGCCTTCACCGTATGTCATCATAATTAATCCTCCCGCCGTTATTCGTTATTTAAAATCCTATGGATTGCAAAGTCAAATTAGGCACTTGTCCCGCCGATGTAGATGTCGAACGTAACGCCGGTTCCTGCCCCGCTATTAGCAATCTTGAGCAAGTCGCCAGTTCCTGCTGTCACCGCATAACCTGGATCTGTCGGGGTGTAGAGAAAAAGTATGCCGCCAGGCTTAACGACCACGATGTCTGATGAATTGCCAACCCAGTTGATGAACTGATTGGATGCCGCACCGCCTACAAGCACGTTGTTTGTGTTCGCAGAGGAAGCCACGACGCAGATCATGCGAACATCCGCGAACACGCAAGTTTGACCGAGCGTGTCAACCAGTTCGCCGGACAAGTCTAAATCCTCGCTTGCAGATGCCGTAAGTGTACGTGTTGCAGAGTATAGCAAGTCTATTTTTCCTGCGGTTGTACCGTTTGTTATGCTGTAAAAAATCGGCTTAAATAATTCAGCAGAAGTCGAGTATGTTGTAGCCTTCGCGTTTTTAAGGTCAAGTGATAGGTTTATAAATCCGCTTACTATTGCCATGTTGTTCTCCTTTTTTTATTGCCCTAGTTCAATTTCCCATTTGCCTTTGAGTATTCTCATTGAGGCAATGCCAGACATTGATTGCCTTTGAATTACGATGCAGTTTTCAGATCCATCGTGAAGTTTGTTCCACTCGCCACCCAAATAAATCATATTACCGTATGGTTGTCCAATCATGCTACGCTTTCTGCGTTTACCGAAATAACAAGCCTGCCAGAAATCACTGTTGCAGTATAAGATGAAAAAGAGGCTGATCCGGTTAGATTCCACACCACGTTGTTAAGCGTAAAAATTAGAGCATCGCCAAAATCAAAAACGAGTCGGCTTTCTTCTAAATAAACGCGAGGCTCAATTCCTTCATATCCGGACGGCAACGTAAAAGAAATGTTATTGACGGCTGAAAAAAGCGCATTTGCTTCTTTACAAAAATTAATCATAGGCCCTGTTCCGACAAAGTCATCCTTAAGTTTCATATTAAGACCACCCGTCTCTATAAATCCATTGCTGTGTCTGCCTGTACCAATCAACGCCATTCTGAAACTCTTTAGTGTCAGATGCACAATAAAACACGCCACCGCCCTCTCGATTTAGTGTCGCAGTAGATGCACCAGAAAAAGTTCCGGCCGCTGTCGAAAACGAAACTCCATTGCATGACGGGCAGTCCGGTATGCTTGCCGACCTATCTCCCGAAAGAACGGCGGCTGTTATTATTCTGTTTGTAGGCGTTGAGTCTACTGGAAGCCTATTAACTACAACGAACTCATACCAGCTTGTTGTGTCTACTTGCGGAAAGTTTATCGAACCATTTGTTTTTAAACTCGCAGAAAATGCGTTTGGAACGATGAATGAAGTATAAGAAGAATATCCTCCTGAATGCGGAACTTCCTGAACTTTCTGCCCGTTTTTATAAATATATGCCAAAGTTCCATCCGTACTACTCCATTTAAAATTATATGTTGCCGGCTCGGCGCTTGGATAAACAGCAATCGATGCCAATATCGGATATTTAGACCCGCCTGTCGCTGCAAATTGAGCGGAAGAAATATTTGTGTACGTCGTTATCCACGCCGTAGAACCGGCATCCCACTCTCCAGCCTCCCAAACCCACTGCCACCCTCCAGCAGGATATGTTAGTATTGGCTTGATGACTGTTATTTTTCCATTTGTTGGCTTGTTCGCATAATTAGAACCGATGACATATGGAGACTTTGATATTCCTCCTGCGCCAACCCAGCTCGTCGTATAGTTTACCAGATACTTATATGCTGTGTCCGTCCAGTTTCTTGTAGTTCCAAAATAAAGAAAATCAAGCGTAGATGCGTCTGGACTTACTGTAAGGTAAGTTCCTCCAGCAAAAGCCGATAAGGTTTCGGCGTGTTCTCCAAGTTGAGACGCATTAGATTCATTGGATATTCTTGACCGTTGCAAAGACCAATTTTGCCTAGTAAGCCTGACGTTATTTTGACCGATGTTTACATCTGAACGTCTTTCCTGTGCTACCCACTCCCAATTGCTAGTTACTGCCATAAAATTCTCCTATTCTACTCCGCCAAGACGTTCCTGTAATATGGCGTTCTGTTGCGTCAAAAGCTCGTTAGTTTTTGCGAGAGGGTCACTTAATCCTCCAGACAAAGAAGAACCCAGAGTCTCGTTTGAAAGCATCCCGCCAACAGACTGCTCAACATCGTAAGAGCTTTTTCCTTCACCTATAAGCTGTTGAGCATAAGCTCCAACACCCTGAACGCCAGCCGCCATGCCTTTTATTTCGGCTCTGATAAAATCCTGTACTCGTTGAACTACATCATATTCAGAAAGACCGGAAGCGCGTTGCTCTGCGGCATATCGTCCAGCACCAGAAACGCCAGCCTTTGTTCCGACATTTTCCTGACCTGCAACAAAGCGTGTAAATTGCTCCTTTTCATATTCGCTTGCACCGGTCGCGCTGGTTTTTTTGTAGAGTTCAGCAAACCCGCCCTGCGTCTTTTTTATCGCATTTGCCTGACGCTCTTCTTCATTCAGCGCGGCAAGCTGTTTTTCAAGCTCTGCAACTGTCTCAACCGTTTCCAGCTTTCCTTCCTTTTCAATCTGTATCAGCTCTAATGATCTTGCCTTACGAGCTTCAAATTCTGACTGTGCGTTTTTAGCGGCTTCCCCGCCCTCTTTCCACGCCTCTTTTAGGCTTCCTCCACTTGCAAGAGTTCCTGCAAAACCGCCAATCGCGCCACCGACAGACCTTGTTCCTGCCGCGACAGCCTTACCAATAAACGCCAGCTTGTCCGTGACTGGCGACAGAACGTCACCGATTGCCTGAAAAGATGATTTTATTTCGTTTGCCCAAAAAGTAATCTCGCCGCCCTCGGTCAGATCGATGATCTTTTCTTTTAGCTTTGTAATACCAGCGGCAAGCCCGCCGCCTCCAAATATAGATTCCCCTGCCGTTTCGAGAGCATCTCCGACAACACCCTTAAATGAAATCCATGCACCGTTTATTGTCTTCAACTCTGCCTCTGCAACTTGGAACCCGACTCCCATAGCCTTTTGAACGATTGCCATTTTTTCGGCTTGCGTGGTTGCCGTACGAAGTTCAGGGATATAGCGTCCAAGCATTGTAAACTCGCCCTGAAATGCAAGAGCCGTCATCTTCATTGCGCTGTTTAGATCAAGACCAAATGCCTTAGATAGCCCGATTGCGCCCTTTGTCGCTTCTTCAATCTTGCCGTTTGCAATCCCCATTGTCTTTGCGGTTGTAACGAGGCTCATTATCTGTTCATCGCCAAGCGTGGTCGTGCGCTGTATGGCTGTCGCAAATGCTCCCCATCTTGCTACCGCCGCAGTTCCATTTTCGCCTAAAGCCGTAAAAGTTGCCGCTAATTTTGCATTAACAGATTCTTGATCTGCCCATGCTTTCCCGATTGCAACAAACCCGCCAACAATGGCAGTTGCCGCGCCAATAGCCACCACGGACATTTTTCTAAACGCTTCGCCAGTTGCGGCGGCTCCGTCTTTGATTCTCTGCATCCCCGAAGAAACCCCGTCCTTCAGCGATATGATAAGATTCACGCGTTTGTCAGCCATTGTCCGCACTCCATTTCTGTCTGATCTCGTTTACCTTTTCGCGGAAGCTCTTTAATGCTTGGAGCCGTGCAGTAGCTTTGGGCGCAACTGCCTTTCCTTTGTGCGCGCTTGCATTTGCGCTTGCCTCATTTTCGGCATTAATACGCGCCACAAACTGTTCAATCAGAGAGCCGATGCTTTCAACCGGCGTTTCATAAAGCCATTGTTCAGGGGTGCCGCCGTATTCACGAAGCAGGCAGGCAATCAGACCGCCGTAGTTTGTCGCGTCGTCACTCGCCGCCTTTCCGTTTTCGTCTTTTGCTCCAACGCACTTCTTAAAAACTGCGGTCATCTCGTCTTGCTCGCAATGGAGCCGCCTTGATAGCTTTTTAGCGGCCTTCTCTGCGTCTATCTGGTCTGAGTATTGATCAAGAGCATCGTCTGTCAGAGGAAGCGTAAGAAGCCAGAACAGCATAGCGTCCTGAAAGATTCCTTGAATCTGCCATTCATCAACCTTCTCAGCATACCAGAATGATTTTGCCAACGTCAGCGGATAGAACTTGATGCCGCAAAGCTCAAAGGGAGACTTGAGCAATCGGCGTTCTTCTGGTGTCTGCTGTGCTACTTTGTCGGCCAGCTTATCAAGTGCCTCAATATCCTCATAATCCGCGACACGAAGCGCACGAGATGTGTCTTTCAGGAGCTTCGTTATCGCTTGCTTTGTCAGTTCCTGCATTTTCAGACTCCCGCTTTTGCTTCAATGCCTCAGCTAACGGTTTAAAAGACCGCCCATCTATCGAACAGCTTTCAAGTCCGTGCCCCATATTATGCCGTTGCGAGTAGCGGGTTTGCGTGAGCCGTGAAGCTGAATGTGTCAAACTTGCTGTTGGCATCGCTTGAATCAGTAGAATCAACCAGCGGAACCAACATATCGCCAGTCATAGCACCGAAATCAGCTTCGATTAGTGCGGCGGTATTACTTGTTGGGATGCCTTCAAAGTCCATTTTGAGTTCGCATTTTGGCGTAATGTTTTTGCCTATCAAGTGGTCGCCGTTTTCGTCATTTGTGTCGATGTGGTTCATCGAGAATGTAACGGATGCGCCGGATGGACTTGCATTGTCACCAACCGTAACGCCAAACGTAGGAACTCCGAACCCGTCCCACGCGAAGAAAGGCTCTGCGGCTTTTGGAGGAGAAACTACTGCCGCCGCGTGAGGGAAGAAGTCGCTTACATCGGAATAACCAACGGTCAAACCTGCCTCGTGTGCGTTTTCGGCGTGATTGTGTCCGGTAACTTGCACCGTCACATATCCAGCCGCCGAAAGAGTTACGGACAAGCCGGTAACAATCTTGGATGATTGAACGTCGCCGAATTTTGTCAGGAATGTTCCAAGGTCGGTTACAAAGTCCGTACCGCAATAATTGGCGGTCTGTGTATATTCGGTTTGCGTCCCGACACTCCGCTGACAGGCCACGTTGCCAAGCTCGTCAAGTGCCTGTACGTTTGTTCGTTTCACGCTTGTCGTGCTGTCGGTCGTGTTGAACGCCGCCGCAAGTCCGAAAAGATTTGATGCCTCTAGTGCTATTGTTGCGTCTGCCATAATGTTTCCTCCTGTTAGCTGTTGATGATTTAAATTCTATGCGCTTCGAAAGTCAAATTAGTCGCCGTGAACTGCCTCAGTTAGAAACAGAATTTCAAGCGGGATTTTTATCTGCCAGTACCGTTTGTTGAGAACTATCTTTTCAACCGGCGGTTCTGGAAGGTCACGAAGTCTGCACCATGTCACGTTGCCGTATTTGTTCATATTTTGCGTTTCTTTTAGCCACGCCGTAACAGCCCCGCAAAAGTGCATTGCGGTTGTGCGATTCTCAAACAGCCCCTCAATTTCTGCATTGATTAGCTCGTTACACCATGCGCCTGCCTCGCCGTATGTGCGTTCGATGTTAAACGCTCCAGCAGACCCGCCGCTGGTGATTTTCCATACGTTGGCAAACTTGGGCTGTCCGTCCTCGTTTACTGGAATGTACCCGCGAAAACAATCCCTGTCCTCTGTGTTTCCAAGGTATGCCGCCAAAGACTCAAATACTGTTAGTTCTGCCATATTCCACCCCCCTACGATTACGCTTGTTGCTGTTTCGATGAATGATTTTAGAGCGTCGAAAACTGTTTTTTCTGCAGAATCCCACGCTTCGCCAATTGTGTATTCTGAATATACTGGCGTTCCGGTTGAGCCTGTCAGCGGTATCCATGTTCCAGACAATGCGGTTGATGCAAAGGCGGCTGTGGCGGTTGGCGTGACGGATGCGGTTACTTCGAGAGAGTATTCGAGGGTGGGGGATGGTGCAATAGCATCCCCGTCAAACGGATTTGGACTAATCTCCCATCCTGTTTTAGACGGAAAAATATTCGAAATATCAGTATTCTTATACTGGCTTGCTGTAGCAGAAACTAAAACCAGCTCAAACGAATCTACACCGTACGGAATAGCAGAATATAACCACGCGAACTCTTCATCATTTATTTTTTTTACCCAAAAAATGCCGTACTCATCTTCATCTATTAAATAATCACCGTTTACTTCTGTTGTCCCCGCCCCGACCACCGTAATCGTCAGCGGATAATCCAGCGTCCTCGTAAACGTAGCCGGAGGCGTATTCAACACGTTATCCGGCGCGGTGTACGTTGTCACCCCGTCAGTCAGCGTCCAAATGCTCGCTGCCTTGTAAAGCGTGTGCGTTGTGCCTTTCTTCCATGCCAGCGCGGTGAGGCTATAAACGTATGCGCCGTCAAATTCTGAATCTGTACCGCTAACAGTAACCGTCTTAAAAGCGTCAGTTTCAAAAGTTGCGCCCATGAAAAACGTATTCGGGATGTCGTCAGATTGCCATTGAAGCATCCCACCGCCAGCTCGTTTCCACTTCGTAAGGCTCTGCTCGTCAGCCCCGTAGTTTCCTGCCGTTGCCGGAACTGTAACCCCTGTCGTCTTGTGCGTTAATCTATAGTTTGGCATTGTTTAACCCCTTCGCTAAATTGCCGCAATCAGTTTGTCCACCAGCGACTCTACCGCCGCCATATATTCTCGCTCCGAATCGTCTCTAGCTTTGAAAATGTATTTCTCGGTTGCCTTTGCGTCATTATGCGGTGTCCGCTTATAGCTGTTGTGTATCTTTTCGGCATACGCTTGCGCCGGACTGTTCGACGGAACGCCTATTTCTACACGCTCTGGAAACACTTCTGCCGTTATCGAGCCTTTAAGCTGTCCAGGATGAAAGCTATCGGTTGCTCGTTTGGTTTTCTTACCCTTTAGAGTTGCAACATATTCGGCTTTTTTCTGCGACCTTGGCGCATAGGAAACTGCCTTGTTGCCAACTATAAGCCCGATGGTTTTCAGAACTTTAACGGTATTCTGCGGAGTTGCCTTTCCAGCCTTTTCAAGCCTTCCGACCAAAGCCTTTAGCTCGCTAGTGTCAACCGTTATTTCCATTTGTTCCGAACCTTTCCCATTGATAAAGCCATGTCTTGCCGCACGAAACGCACTCACAAAGACCGTCACCACGGAGCGCAAACGATACGCTTCCGCATTTGCAGACGATTGCTCTTTCGCTGTCTGGTGTTAGGTCGGTCATTTGCTTACGCCTTCGATATAAACGGACTGGGTGTGGATGCAGTTACTTGACAAGCACCCGTTAGCCGTGTATAGTGTGCTTAAAGATTGGAGATCATAAACATGGCCACTATAAGAACAGACATCGACATTGACCACGCTATCAGCCTCTATCAATCCGGCATTGGCTACTATGAAGTCGGAAAGTTGCTTGGAGTTAGCCCGCCCACAATCAGAAGAAGATTTGTTTCCGCAGGAATAAATATCAGGAGCCAAGGCGAACAGCTCAGGATTACTCAAGAACGACGCGGTGCTGAATGGAGACTCGCAAACACCGCCAAGGCTCACGATGCGGTTCGTGGCATGTGCCGCACCCAAGAGGATAGAGAAAAGAGGGCTGTTACGCGCCAAGCCAAACAACTTGGAATCAGCGGAAGCGAAACCAGCCTTTCCGAATGGCTCCGTCTTAAATTGTCCTGCGACGTTATTCAGCAGAAGGCGGTCGGAAGCTATAATATCGACATTGCTATTCCCGAATTTTCCATCGCCGTGGAAGTGTTCGGAGGTAACTGGCACTTGTGCGGAAAGCACGCCGCCATACTTCCCAAACGCCATGAATATATCCTCAATCGTGGATGGCTTCCGGTCTACGTCTGGACAACTAAAGCCAAGCCTATTTCCTTCAATGCGGCGCAGTACATTATCACCCTTTGCGAGCGTATGCGCGGCGGCGAATCCTTGATCGGTGAGAAGCATGTGATTTGGGGTAACGGTGAGCGTATTACCACTGGCATATTCAATCTTGACAACCTCGCCTGAATACTCAAAACGATAAGCCGCCGTCATGTCAGGGCTTTCAACCATCGTTTCAGGAACGCAACAATTCGGATGAAAAAGCCCATCCGCAATAGCATCATCGAGCGAACCGTACTTGTCAGACGTTCCGCTAATGCTCAAAATCTCACCCTCATACGGTATGCAAGGCGAATCAGGGTCAGAGCTTTTGCCTTCAATCCTAACAAGGTCTAATCCGCTTTCAACCATCGTATCGATAAACGTTTCGCGCGCCACCGTGTTATGAAGCGTCCGGTTCAGCATCCCGAAATAAGAATCCGTGTTCCATGTCTTGCCGCCCTTATCGACAAACTTGAAGGCCGGTTTAATCTCTGCCGCCCGTTGCTTCATCTCTGCTGACATTTCTTTGTAATTCATGCCGGTCAATGCACCCTTGCGAATCACATCAGAAACCGCCGTCCTGATTGCGCGTATGTCCTCGGTCATCATGCCGCCAATGCGCGCGTTCATAGCAACCCTGCCGCCAACCGTCGAAGGATTGATTTTGCCGATTATGTCATTCAGATACTTCTTTGAGAATTGCCCGAATGTAACACCGGCAACGGAAGCCGGAAGGTCATCAATGGCAAGAGCGTGCCAAGCCTTGGAAACTACCGTTGCGCGTTGCTTTGTCCAGTCATCAACCCCACGGTTCAGCTTTACATACTCATCAGCAATGCCTTTATAAAGTCCGTCCCTGATTACCGCCGCCCGTACAAAGTCGCCACGGTTTGTTGCTTCAATGATTTTGGCTTCAATATCGCGCCGCGCTTCTGCCGTGATCTTTAAAATCTGCCGCTTGCCCTGCTCGGTTTGTGCCAGCAAGAGCTTTTCGCGGGCTTTGCCGGACAGCTTTGCCATGTTAAGACCCTCTGCTAATTCTCAGACGTTGCCGCGCAAGATACTTCTGCGCCATAGGTGAAAGCGTTACGCCGTAGTCACGTTCGCGCTTTTCTGTTTCGGCGGTTTCAATCATCTGCGCCGAGTTTTGGCTGGTCGTGGTTCGCACCGTTTCGTCGAGAATGAAAAGAGCCTGCTCGAAGATTGCGTAATCGTCACGGAACTTGTCAGTCCCCGATGGGTCACATACGTCACGCCCGATGAAAAGCTCTATTTCGCGCTTGGCCTGTGCCAGTGCGCCGGTTCGCTCATCCGTGCCATAATTTGCCCAATCAAAAGACCGGACATGGTTGCTGACGGCGTAGTATGCGTTCGCGTCGGTTATCGTTTTTGTGTAGGCCATTTTTTAAGCCTTCCGTTTGCCCTTTGTGGCGGGCTTTACTTCTTCCAATGCGTTTACCTGCTCAACCACCGGAAAGACAGCCACGGACTCAGCCTGTGCCTTTTGTGCGGCTTCTTGCGCGTTCGTGTAAACCGTTCTCGTCTGTCCCTTGTAGTCTGCCATAAAATCCCCTTCTGAATGTTGTAAAAAACGGGCGGTTGTCGTCCCGCCCTTGTTCGGTTACTGAATGGCGGTAATCAAACCGTCAACAATGGTCAGCGTATTTGTCGTGCCTTCACCGTTCAGCACAGTGAGGTTTGACGTTACGCAGGTCACTCCACTCATAACGATTGACCCAGTGTTTGTCAGGACAAGCGATGTCCCTACGGTTGCTGTGGTCGCCGTTACCGCAGCCGGTGTAGTTGCTCCAATAACCACGGCATCAGCAGTCCCTCCATTGATGTCGGCCGTTGTCAGAACAGCAGACGGTACGGTTACGACCCCGTTTGTGGCGATGGTTGCCGCCGCCGCACCTACTGAACTCTGAATAGTTCCGGTTTTCAGTGTGGTCACGTTTCCGGTGGTGATGGTTGCCGTGGTAATGGTCGCCGTTGCCGCCGTTCCTTCTGCGGTTACGGGTGTGTAGTTAGCCGCATAAACTCCGACTCCAGCGGCTACGATTGCGAGTGCGATGATTTTCTTCATAATGTTTCTCCTGTTTGGTTTGTCAAATATCGGGCGGTTTGGATTCCCGCCCTTTGTCATTAGGCAATGACGGTTTCGTTCAGGTTAACGTCAATGCTGACTGCCGGACGGTAGGTCTTGATACCGCCGATGGACAGGATGCGCTGACCGTCTGCGATTCGACCTTCGAGCCGCAGTTTTTCGTCAGTGATGATGTCGTTAGCGAGCGCAATGGAAGTCCCCATAACGCCAGCCAAGCCGTGAGTAACGCTCGAACCAGTAACGAGGTTGTTCGAAATAAACACGTTCACGCCGAACATTTTGCCGCGATAGTTCGCGTTCATAACGTAGTCGTCAGACATAACGCTCGACGGGCCTTTGTTGCCAAAGTACATCGTGATTGCTTCTTCAATTTCAGGAGGAACAACCGCGTAGATGTCGCCGCGAGGGGCATTAGCTTTTTTGAGCTGACGAACGATTGCGCCAAACAGTTGCGGAATGTTTGCCGCCGTGGTCGCTGTTACCTGCCAGGGGGTCGTGCCGGTTGCGTAGGAATCAAGTCCGGCGTTGGCGTATTCTGCCATAACCAGCGCATCCCAGTAATCACCCATCTGATAACCGGCATCAGTTACGACTTCGGTCATTTTTTCGATGGAAGTTTTGGCACGAGCAGCATCTTCACGTTTAAACGCCACGTAACGGGCTTTGTCGATTTCCAGCTTCTGGCTTGAATCGGTAATGTCCTCATACGTGATGTTGTCATCAGTGTACTCTTTGTCGGTCAGAGTGCTAACGCCAACGATGTTCAGCGTGTCGCCCTTGCCCCATACTTCCTGCTTGAACTGCGAATTACAGATCATAGCACCAACGAGGTCTTTACGAAGACCAGCCAACGCAACTTGCGTCCACATTTCACCATAGATAGTTTCAGCCATGTTATTACTCTCTCTTTCTTATTTCTCCGCTTCTGCCGCCGCCATGAACTCCTTGACGTATGCCTTGGGGTCTTTGGCGATTTCAGATAGCGGTTTTGTTTTAAGCGCATCCAGTGTCGGGCGATTACCCGTCTGGTTCGTTTGCTGTCCTGCCTTTGTGCCTGCCCCACTCGGAACATTAGCCGCAAGCAATCCAGCGTATTTTGTTGAGACTGATTTCAGGCGTTCGTCCACCAGTACCGTGTTACCAAGGTCTTGGAGGTCTTTCAGCTCGTTTGAGATAATCAGGGAGCGCGTATCTTCTGGTACGGTGTCGAGAAATTTAAGCCGCTGTGCAATCTTGCTTAACTCGCTGTTGCGCTTTTCGGTCGTATAGGTCGCTTCCAAGTCGGTTTTATCCTTCTCGGCTTTGTCTAAACGCGCCTTCAAGCGTTCCATTTCAAGTTTCAGCTTGCCCGCTTCGCCTAGGTCTTTGCCTTCCAGCTCATCGAGCTTTGCTTGCAATTCCTCAACCTTCTGCTGTTGTTTCTTTTTGTCGCCCAGTATGCCGTTTGCTTTGCCTTCCGCTTCTGCCAGTTTAGCCTTCAGAGCCGCGATTTCACTTTCGTTACTGTCGCCGCCCAATAGTGCTTCGATGGTAGCATCGTCCAGCCCTGCTTCCTTCAACTTTGCTGTTTTTTCTGCCTTCGTCATGTCTCGTTTTCTCCTGTCACGTTAAGGCCGTAACCGCCTGTTAACCACGTTTAAGGCCGTGGGTTGCCTAATCGCCCGATCATGGCTCGGGTGGAGCCTGTAAATCTGTTTCTTTGTCATCTTCATCGGTTTTCGCCGCTTCAAGATCCGGCATCCCGCCGAAAGTATTTGGCGAAAATTCGTCAATAGCGGCTTCGATCTCTTTGCGCTGTTCGTCGCTGACTTCCGACCCAAGCCGGTCGAGACGGTTGAATATCTTACGCAACACCATGCGATACATCTCTGCCGGCATAGAGGCGTTTGCGGTCATAATCAGCGCATTAATCTCTGCGCCAAAGTCGCCAATATCAAACTGCCGGTTATACGAAACTTCCCACGCCGGAATTGATGCGTCCCATGCGTTAACTATTGCGGCGACTTTCTGCTCAACCGATTCGAGGATTTCAGCCCGCGCTCTCATAACCTGCGCCACATCCAAGAAGTCCCACGCTTTGCTTTCCGCACTAGCAACCTGCCGTGATTCCTGCTGGAGCATCAAACCAACGCTGTCGAACATATTGGATTTGAGTTGCTGTATCTCCGTCCGAACGGCGCCAAGGTCTGAGGCTGTCGGCATTAAGTATGCAGGAGCGGGGTCGTCTTTCGTGATTAAAATTGGATAGTTCAGACCGATAATCATTTCTGCTGGTGTCAGTCCGGTCGCTGAATAAGAATCTGCCGCGTTCTGGATACACGAAACCGGAAGCACAAGCTGAGGATAGCACCGCTTGAAGAAGTTAGCACGGTTAACGCTTTCCAAATCCATGATGGTTCTGTTTACGCTTTCAATGTCGTCAAACGCGTGGCCTTTCGCGCAGATTGTGCCGCAAAGAACAAACGGAACACCGCTGTAGTTTATAGGGTACGTTTCGTCAGATTCGACTACAGATTTGCCCTTTTCGTTAACGTAGATTTTGACGATGCGTACCATGCCAGCAGTCCATATTCGTCTAACCGTGTAGCAGGTTTCCGGCTTATCCGGTGTAGTGCTTTCGACAACCTTGCTCTCGGTGATAAGCCATTGGATGCCTCCGATGCCGTCGAATTTCCAGTCAACCACTTCGAGCGGGGAATAAACCTGAATGTATGGCCGAACCTTTTTCTTCTGCTTTTCGGCAACGCTGATTTGCCCATCAATAACAGGCGCATCAACTCCAAGCCAGCACCATCCACACGCCGTCAGGTAATCGTTAGCCTGCCGCATTAGGTCATTAAGTGGCTTCCCATCCGCGCTTGCATCCTCAAGAATTTCGTCGGGGCAATTTGTTCGCTTCGGTGTGTCGCTGAAAACGTGCTGACTGATTTTGCCAACAATCTTCCCAGCGTATGGGAAGCAATGGCTTTGCTGTTTTCGCCCGTCAACCTTCCCGCCGTCTGCTCGTGTGCCGCCTTCCCAGTCGATCTTAGATTCGCCAGAGAAACGAGAGAGCCGACGCTTGACGTACTCGCGCCCACCCTGAACGGCCAGCAGGTTTGTTTCCATCTGCTCACATCGTGCGTCATAAATGGAGTTCCTGCGCGTCAAATCAAGCGGCAAATCTGTCTTTGCCTTTGCCGATGAACCCGCGCTCTCATCCGTGCGGGGACGGTGCTTGGTCTGCCTGAATCTGCCTTCATTTGAACCTTGACCGATATAGTCTGACATTATGCCCCCTTAAAAGATTTAAAACCTATACCACGTTGTTTAGATTCTGTCTAGTTAGCTTGTTTAGACTGTGTCTAAATAACTTCTTCCCGCCAAGCCGTAATGTCACCGGAGCAATTCACATCAAACGCGGCTTGGTCTGCGTCATGCCGGTCGTACCGCTTGCCCTTGCCTTTCGGCGACCATCCGCACCCGTTAAATTCAACCTCAGTTCCGTCATCAAACAGTCCGGCGACAACGTGCCTGCGTCTCGTTTTGCTCATTTCTTCATGCCCTCCAACTCCTTGCAATCTCTAAACCCCAATTCAAAAAGCTTTAATATCTCTGCTTTGCGCCAGGCCTTTGCAAATTTAGGCGGTGCAAACGTATGAAGCGGATTCTTATCCTCTGCCCACTTCCACCCATCAGCGTATGGGTCGCTGATTAGCTCGCGCTCCCTTGCGTCATATTCGCCGCTCCTGCCTTCGATGTACGTTAATCCGCCCTTGTCCTCAGTTGGCACGGCTCGACGCTTGTATGCGCCTTTAAACAGCTTTGTGTATCCTGTCGGATTTGGCTGGTTTATCTGGTTGCTGTGCATTTTTGCCTTTCGTTATGCCATTTGGAGAAAGCCGGAATCACCTGAACGCTCGCGCCTCATAAGCTCCTCAAGGGCATAGCGGGTCGCGTCCACGTAATCACAATGCGCGTCCTCAATGTTTGGAGTTATTGCGTCTGTTTTTTTGTCGATTATGTAGCTGTAAAGTGAAAGCTCGTCCTGAACTTCTTTTAAATCCGGCGCAACAATGATGTCGAATTGCCGCAAAAACGCCACTCCGTCGACAATACTTCCTGCGCCCTTCTTGCTCGGCTGGCATCGAAACCCGTTGCGGTTCATATAGCTGATAGTTTCAGGCCGTGAACAGTCTGCCGTAATAGGCCATTTCGTGGAGCCTTCAATCTGCCGGAATAGTTGCGGTGTGCGGTCAATCTCAATCCCAACGCCTCCGACCGCCTTGTCGATGTAAAGCCGCCGCCCATCAATCCAGCACCGGACAAGCGTTGTCGGGTCGTTTGCAAAACCCCAGTCTGCCCCAAAATAAAAGCGGGTGTTTGCTTTTGGCTCCGGTATCGGCTCAACCTTCCAGCGTCCGAAAAACACTTGCGCTTCACTGTGCCTTACCGGTTCACCAAGCCAAACGTGCCGGTATTTGTCATAATCATTCTGCTTGTCCCACTCCATCAACGTCCGCAACCTGTCAGGAAACCACGGGTTTTCATCAAAGTTAACCTTGCGGATGATTGTGTTTGGCGGGGTAGAGCCTTGCAGAAATAGCTTGTCAACGGGGTCATTCTCCGTCTGCCGGTTCATCGTTATCCAAAGCTCCGAACCTTTGCCGCGAATGGTAGGAAGCAGGTCTGTGAGGCTTTTTTGACTGATTGCCTGCCCTTCTTCAATCCAGACAATATCAACGCCTTCAAATGATCGAATGTCGTTTAAGCCACGGAAGCGAAACTCTGAGCCGGTTGAAATGTGCGTGATACTGTTCAGCGTCGTTTCAAACTCGGATTGTGCGCCTAAAAGTTCAATCTGCTTCTCAATCGTGCGCTTGCTTGAATCGGCAATGGATAGCTGCACTTCGCGGGTGCAAAGGATGAATTGCTTTTGCTTCATTGCCCTGACTGATAGGCACATTGCCGCCGCCCAGCTTTTCGCGCTTCCTCTACCGCCGTGAATAACTTTGTAATCTGCCTGCTGATTTAGCAGAATGTCTGACCACTTCGGAAGGCTTACTTTTGCCAAGGACATAATTTAGACCATTGTGATTTCGAGCTTGCTGATCTTTTCGCCGCCGCTGGTGTGGTCGACCTCTTGTCGGTCGCTGTAGCCGTGTTTGCTAAGTAAGAGCTTGGTAATGTTGGAGTTAAACACATTTGTCAGGCCGCCTGATGCTAGTTTTAGCTCCTGAACTTGCTCAACTTCTCTTGCGATGTCCCGAAATTCTGTTTTTTCTTCGTCTTTTATCCAGTCATAAACGCGCTGTTTCGCAATCTTGCAATGAAAAGCCAGCCCGACGATTGACGGCACGACCTCGCCTTTATTTTCGTAAACTGAAAGATATTCACGGGCTTTTTCTAAAAGCTCTTCAGTGTGTTTTGTAGGCCTGCCTGCGCCTGATTTGCCGTCGGTTTTGCTCATACCGAAATGCTTACAGAAAGCCTTTGATTGTGTCAACTGTATATTTGAACTAAATATAAATAAGGATACATTCTAAGAATTGTCTTGACTGGTGTTTTTCCGATGTGGCTTGATACCTCGTGAACCGTTCTCTTCAACGCCTCTTCAAGATTCGATGAGTTCAACAATCACTTCAATCCGTGGGTTGCGCTTGTCCTGTTCGCCAAACTCCACGCCGTAAAAAAGCCAGTCCGCGTCATCCTGTCCGGTTGCGTCTGCAATGCCGTCTAAAACGCTTTTCGCTGAGCTGGCTGAGTTGTCGCGGTCATGGCGCCGATTATCCTTCCAGATGAAACGCAGGCGGTAAGAGTGAATCGGCGTTGCTGATGATACGCCCTGAGCCTGTGCAATCAGTCTGGCGGTCGTTCTGGCGGCTTTAACGAGCTTTGAGCGTTGCGCCCAATGTATTCTGGCATTTGGGGATAGCTTCGGAGATGGGAGTGGCAGGGTTATTGTTTTGGTCATTGATATGCCTTATGTAGTTATTTTGTGCTTTTTCTGGCTTTCTTTATATCAAGCCATTTTCCATACGCTTCTGATTTAGGCTGTACTTGACCAAGCCCTTTGCACCAATAGTCATTTCTCAGAAGAACCTTGCACATTCTGCGCCATGAAGGAGCCCAGCACTTGCTTTCAAGCTCTTCCGGAGCCTCTTCTGGTATTGAAGTATACCCTCTGTCATGCCATCCTGAAATGAATTTTTTAAATCGCAATCTGTAATGCTCTCTAGTCTTTGCTGGCATTGTTTGAAGAAGAAAATTGCAGTAGCTTTTCCAGCTATGTCCATCCGGTTTAAAAATCTTATTATATCCGGTCATGTTTCCGTTTTCTTTTATGTATAAAGCACCAGAGTTTGCCCCATTGACACGCGCAATAAGCTTATACCATGTGTCCGGCTCAAGAATATGATACAGCCAAAGACCCCTTCTCTGATCGTCTCCGTATGGCTGGCAAAGCCGTTGCTGGCTTATTTTTACACCAGCCATTTGCATTTTATCATAGATGCCGTTGTGTAGCTTTTCAGGAAACTTTCCGTGATAACGCCAGATGTCTTCTGTTTTCCAGTCATAGATTGGATAGGCGTTATACACGTTACCGATGATCTTTGTTGTCCAGATATAGTCCTTGAACTGACGATCTTTCTTTTCCCATGTAGCAATTGCACAATAGCGATGGAGGCTTTCGTCTGCTCGTATTCCGATAAAGGCCGCACACTCTTTTCCTTCTGAATACCACTCTCCGAACAGAACCATAAACTCTTCAAACTCCATCTTAGGTATGAAAAATGGGAAGTCTTTTTCTGTTTTAGCGCAATCTGGCTTTTGTCTAACCCATATTTCTTTTTTATCTTCATCCCAGCAACACCAGCGAGGCTCAAAGTTAGTAACCGCATTACGAAGAAGAAGAGGAACGCAAGTCCAGAACAGCTCTATGTTGTCTTTGTAAAAATCCTTCATAGCTGTAATATGTTCGATCGTATCAGAATATTGAGCCTCAAGGTCAATAACTAGAACGCCTACCTTTCTATTCCTTTTGATTGCCTCATCCATAACCAAATGGAGCATTACGGAACTGTCCTTGCCTCCAGAAAAGCTGACATATATTTTTTCAAATGAGTCAAAGATTTTAGAAACTCTGTCTCTAGATGCATCCAAAACATTCTGCTGTTTATATTTCTTTACCTGCATTTTATACCCCTAGTAAATTGTTGACTGTCTATCCGGCATACCGCCTTCAAGGTTAACCTCTTCCATGCTGTTTGCAGTAAGCCATTTGTTAAGATACTCAAGAGCTATTTCATTTGCTTTTGACTGCTGTTCTTCTGTCAAAAGATGGTATCCGGCTCTGAATGTACTTGGTATTCCAGAGGCATAGCACAGAGAGGCTTGACCGAGCCACGCAATGCGGTTCATAGAGGCGTTTGTAAGATAATGCTCGCAAGAGTGTTTCCATTCCGTAATTACTCTGTTAAGCGCAGACCGGAACCGCTCTTCGTCTGAAAGAAAGTTTTTATATTCCTCTTCGCATTGATCTTTTGTCATTGTTGGGTGTGTCGCTGAATAGAATCCGGCCTTATGACATTCCCACTTGTCAAAGGTATGGAAAATACGCTTTTCGTCGCTGGTGTTAACTGTGCGAAAGCCATACTTTTCTTTTTCTTCTTCATCTACCAAATCATCAAGCGGAACAAAAACAGAATCGGGTTCTGAATCTGAAATATCCCATGACTTTGAAAAGTCCTCATCCTTGAATAATCCGGCAAGTCCGGTGATCTGGCAAAGACGTAAAACCTCATCCTCTTCCATGCCAAGCTCACGGGCTATGCGCTCGTTTTTCCAGTTACGGTTTTTAAGCTCAATAACAATGTCGCTCATGGCTTTTACGGTATGCTTTCCTCTGGCTCGATTGTGACGAATCGTAGAGGCCATACGGTCGTTTTTGCTCTCACGCTCATAGTTTATTGTCACCACTGGCAGATAACCCAAAACTCGTTCCTGAATGTCCTTACACTCCTTTCCTACTCGGTTACGGTGGAACCCGTCGATAACCTCTCTAGTATCGTTCTCTTTTTTCATCGTAACGATAGGCTGGGTGTAACCGTCGCTTGCAATAGAAACCCTCAAAAGTTCCATTTCTGGAGGAGCTACGCAGTTAGGGTTATAGTCATTCGCCTCAACCGAGGTGTTTTTTACCCACACAACGCAGTCAACAGGTTCTTTATTGAACGGGCTATGCTTGCTCAATTCAATACGTATTTCGTTTAATTCTGATACTCTATCGTTAATGTCTAGCGAATCTAGATGGCTAGTGATTGTTTTTAGATAGTTTTCTATTCTGCTATTCATTTTTCGTTACTCCTATTGTTAATTTAGTCCCGTGTGCTTCATTCTCCCCTGCACGGATTTCAAACAAGGGTTTAAAGGATGATGCTATACATTGACCGACGCTACCCTAGCACCTACTGGAGAAGCTCCCAGTCTCGAATTGGTATAGAAACGTCGGTATTTCATAAGGTGGCTATGCTGGATTGTTTTTGTTACGGTTGCAAGCAAAATTAATTCCGCAACCTTCGCGGGTTCCGTTGACTTCGACGCGACCGAGCATTTTAAGCTCTGTAATGCGCCCTGACAAGGCGTTTGGAGTCTTGCCCATGATAGCGCATAGCTCACGAAGCGTTCGACCGTCAGCGGCCTGTTTAATGAGGCTGTAGACGGCTTCACGGTCGGCGGCTTTGGAAACGCGTTTGTTTGCGTTTGCGCTGTGCTGATTGCCACCGTGTCGAGATTGGCAAACGTCAGCGGGTGTTTTCGCCGGACGTTCTGTCTTAACGCGGTAACGGTAATCTCTGAAAAGGTCGAGTTCGGTGGTCATTATTTAATCTCCATAAGCGGAAGCCACGCAAAAACAAGCCCAGTTGTAAGAAATACTTCCGGATTGTCTGACAATAAGGCAAATAACCAACAAACCAAAACCACTACATAACATTTCCAGCCAACAAAGCGCATTAGTTTACCTCCACATAAGCATTAACGCCTTCAAGCGTCATTTCTGCGTAGTCTTTTGCGCGTTTGAGTGCGGCTTGCTGGCTGGTTGCGACTGCTTCGACCGTGATTGTATCAAAATCTTTTCCATGTTTTGCCGATGCGCCCCACCGACCAGTCGAGTATTTGATGCTGTCGAGCCGGATAACGTCATCTATGCAGTCCGAACAGCAATACTTTTCACCGTCTATGCTAATGCCGTGGTGTTCTTCCGTATCGAGGTCACACCCGCACTCTGCACAATTCGCGCTTGTGTCGTGTTTCTGTCTCGCCGCGTCTGATTCTAACTGTTCGCCTGTGATTTGTTCGCTCATTCTGCACTCCTTTTGTTTAACTGCCATGATCATTTCATAAGCCTGATCTGGTGTAAAGCGTTTTTTAATTTGTTTTTAAATGGATTAAAATTGGAGCTGGTTGCCTGCCCGATGCCAGCCGCACCGTTACCTTTTTGCCGAGACTTCCCGACAATGCCGCAGACTGGCGGGTAAACTAAAATGGCGAATCTTGGTCGAGTTCAACGCCTCCAAACGCGTCCTTAGCGTCCTGAACAGCCTTCGACTTCGGCGGCACATCATCGCGTCTGCGTTCGCCTTGAACTTCGCACTTCCATGCGCTAAGTGAAACGAAATAGCGTCCGTTCCACTCCCTGCCCTGCAAATTGCAACGGACTGCCACCGTGTCGCCAATTACAACGCCTGCCTCGGCAAACAGGTCGGATTTCTTTCCTGCGGCCTCTATTGCCAGTTTCTGCGCGAATTTGCCGTCTGTCACTTCAATCGCAATCTGCGCTTTGCGAAAGTGATTTGCTCCGTACTCCTTTGTTTCTTCTACGGCTATGACTGTTCCGGTGAGTTCTACTGATAGCTGGTTCTGTTCGCTCATTATTTGCCTTTCTTCGGTTGCTTAATTTCATAGCAAGACAGGCTTTCAACCTGCTTTTTGGCTTCGTTCAGTCGGTACAAGCCCCATTCTTTTGTGGTCATCGTTGAGCGTTTCCCGCACTTTTTGCAGGTAATATATACAGTTCCAAGCCACGTTAAAAAAAACGGAGAATCCTCGTGCCAGTTGGTTTCAACCCACTCGTGTCCTTTGCACTCAAGTATCGATACCTTTGCTTGCAGTTCTTCGATGCGCTTTTCGGCACCAAATACTCGTTTTTCAATGTTCCTCATTCTGTGTATGTTCATTTTTTGCCTTTCTGTTTTGTTTGCTAAATTTTTATCCCGTTAAGCATCTGCACCAACTTTTCCTTGCAGTCAGGAATTGATCTGCTTTTCAATGCAATAATTTGGCATAAATCGTTTATTGATTTATTTTCAAGCCACGCAATATCAGCCTGTCCATGCGGTATTTTTACCATTTTTCCATTTATTCTTTTGTAGTTCATCAACTTCCTTTCTGTTTTGCTAAAATCTGTCATTCGGTTTCGGTTGGTCTATATCTTCGCTCTTCTCTTATTTCCAAATTGTCAGCGTGTAATGCAACGTCCTGATATGGATATTCGCCATGAGTGTATTTCAAGCATCTAGCCCATATCCTGTTTTTTTCGTGTTCGTCTTTCCAGAATCCGATTAGCTCTTGCGCCGAACATTCTATGCTTCCAGAGTTCTTTGCTGAAAACGGAGAAGGGCATTGATACATTCCATTTTCTTTATCTGTTGGCCTTGCAACTTGCGTTGTAAGTATTCCAACCTTTCCGACTTCCGAAATGTACGCCTTAAACTCTTCTACGTTGTCAGACGTTGATTCATATTTAGACCCTGTTCCGGTCATTAGTCCAATATAATCAACGCCGACGCAATGAATTTCTTTTCCGGTTAAAAGCTCAAGCTCTTCGACGCGCTCCCTTATTTTAGTTACAGTCAGCTTTGCGATCTTCTGAATGTATACGTTGTCAACCTGCGGAGACTGCATTTCAAAGCCGGCCATAATCTTTTCTTCAAACTCTCGAACAGATAGCCCGTTCTGCATAGCCGCATATCGTTCGCAAAGCGTCTCAAAACTAAGCTCTAAGTCGAACATGGCGTAGTTAACGTGCCGGATAAAGTACGGCATATTGTGAAGCAGTCGCGTTTTCCCCACGGATGTGTTTGCCATTAAAACAAGCATATCACCTTTTTTTATTACAAGGTCGAATGTCGGCAACCATTGGCGCAAATTAAAAACGTCATTGCTAATCCCTAGCTTTGCGCGTTTAGATAGCTCTCTGAACCCGTCTGCTGGTCTGCCAAGGATTTTAGCATCAATACCTCTAGGCATTTCATCAGAAGCATCAAGCCACGCCATTAAGTCATCCTCTGCCGTGTCCTTGTTTATTTTCAAGTAGTCAGCAAAGTCATGTCCGGTAAACTCTGGATGCTCTCTAATAAACTTTTCAGGCATCGATATAATTTGCACCGTTTCAACCTTGCCGCGCAGGCTTTTTAGGACTTCATCGCGCCAAGTCTCTCCGTGTTCGTCTGCGTCCGGCATTAAAACAACCTTACGGTTTTTAAGCAGGTCTGCATATTCAGGCTTCCAGCTTTTAGAACCAAGCGGGTTTGTTGTAGCCACTACGCCAACGGAAACAAGCGCATCAGCCGTTTTCTCACCTTCGCACAGGAAAACATACGCATCAGGCTCTCTAGCCATTAGGTGGCGATTATAGAGCGTTCTTACGTTTGCCGGAAGCGTCCTGCTACCGTTACATTCCTGAAAGCAATCTTTGCGCCCGTCCGCATAGTCTACTCGGTTGACCCTGAATATCTCTTCCCCGTTGTCATCCCTGTAAACATATACGGTTTTACCAACAACAACCTTTTCTTTTTCCGGCTCTGGCTTGGCTTTTATAATCGGCCTGTCATCAGAAAGCGCAAACATTTCCTGAATACGAATCTTTGCCTGATCTATGCTTACGCCTTCCAGCTTTTCTATGAACTGGAATATCCCCCCTCCGCAGTTGCATTTTGTGTGACAAGTCCAAGATTGCCCATCATTCGACACAGAGAACGCTGTTTTATTATCGCCGCCGTGTATAGGACAGGCGCATCGTTTGTTTTTGTCTAGCTGGTATCCAAGACGGCCTAACAGCTTTGGCATATCAACAAGCTCTTTGATTTCCTTGTAGTCCATTACAGCCCCCTTACTTCTTTTTTGATTGTTCCTGCTGGCTGTTTAGACATATATGCGCGTAGCATACCTGTAGGGTTCTTGATTTTTTCGGTCTGGTTCGCCGCGTCCACCAAAAACGCCTCTAGGTTTTGTTTGTACGTTTGCTTGTTGAAATTGTTTCTAAGCACAAGAACAACGTCTACTTCTCGTATCCGCTTGAAGTCATCGCGGCACTCAAGAACTAGCCGCGCATCTTGAACCGGATTAAGAGATATATCTCTCTCTCTATGTGGTAGCATTTGCTTAGGCATTTGCTCTAGCTTTTGCTCTGGCACTTGCTTAGCTTTTGCTAGACCTCCCTTTTGCCAGATGTTTTTCGTATTTGACTAATGATTTCGGCCTTTTCTATCTCTTTATCGGCTCTTTCATTATGGTAAAATTTGCCTTTAAGTACGAAAAACTGATTGATGACTGACATTACGGCATTTTGTTCTTCGGAAGCAAACGCTCGGCAAATGCTAAGCAAATGCTTGGGGTCTGCTGATAGCGGTTTTCCCTTGGCATAGTATGAATCAAGAAGCCGTCTGTATGCCGAATCTTCAAGCATACTCAAATGGTCTGTGTGCTTCATGTAGTCTGCCGGATAGTGTGCGTACCAGTCCATTACTCCACCTCATTGTTAAAATACGCAAATGCAATCACGGACTGAATCAGCTTAT